CCTAAACTGAAATCGAAACCTTCGAAATCTTTATTGAATAATTGTTCGGTTTGAGTTTTAAACTTCTCGTGGTTTTTTGAGTTTCTTTCCTGATCCTCCTTATATCGATTAAAAAAGTCCGACGCTTTTTGCTGATCCTCAGAAAGACTAGGCGACTTCAACTTGATGTCGTCATAATATTTTTCTTTTGTATCTTCTAAAAACTTACGGGCTTTTGAAACCTCTTCTTTATATGCGAGTTTTTTTCTTTTGATGTCTCGCTCTTCATCAATATCTTCATCAAATGCAAAGGTGTCTTCGATCATAAAATCGATTTCTTCCTGTGACAAATGAGGTTTAGTGCTTTTGTAATATTCTTTTACAAGCACATCTCTGTCAACGTCCTCGTAATTAGTGTTTAATCTGAGGTAATCCTGCATAGTCCCACCTGTTTCTCTCATAAAATCCACCAGTTTATTTATGTTTTCTGGCAAATCATTTTGAACAGGTTGTGGTTCTACTGCTGGCTCCTCAGCTTTTATTTCTTTTTCTTCTTCTTCGGTAATTTCTTTAATGACTGGTTCGGATGTTCCTTCCTCCACTTCCTGTACATCTTCGGCTTGTTTATTCTCATCCAAACCATCTGAGCTTGACTCTTGAACGGCATCTTTTTCTTCTTTAGGAATTACTACTCGGGTTACGTTACTTGGAACATCTATTAAAGGCTCCCTGTTTTTAGCCGCCAACTGTTCATCAGTTAGTTTAGGCTTGGATTGGATCTTAAAAGATCCTTCCGTTTTTACTTGTTCATTCATGATATAATATTATATAATTATTAAATACTTATTTATGTAGGGTCAAATGAAGATAAATCAAATCCTCCCATCACATCATTACCTTGTGATTCAAAGTTTTTAGGCATACCTTCTGTTTGTCTTTGTTGTATAAGTTCGCTTTGCTGAGTACCTTGTATTTTTACTCGTTTATCTTTACGATCTTCTATTTCAGCCTCTTTTTGTTTAGTAGCACCTATTTGTGCTTGAGCTAGTTGCAGATTGTACTCAAATTCAGTTGCCATTAATTGTTTCTTTATTTGAGCTTCGGTTTGCATTCTTTGTATTTCAAACTGTGACTTAGCTTGTTCAATTGCTACTTTTTCCGCGGTAAGAGCTTGTTGTTTTTCAACTTCAGCCATTGCCGCTCTTTCGGAAGCCTGAGCGTTAGCCTCAGCTTGAGCTTGTATATTTTTTTGTGTTAAAGCCTCTTCTCTTTCTTGCTTCTTTCTGCGCTTTAACTTTAGCATTTGATTAGCTAGCTTAAGATTTTTAATTTGTTTAATATCTATTGAATCTTCAATATCTATTTCTTTTGTTTGTAAAGCTATTTGTATATTTTGCTGTAACTCCGCTGTTTCTTCTTCGTCAGGTTCCATTTCTAAGTATATACCAAAATCGTGTAGATTTAGGTTTTCCATTTCTTTTAAAGTCTCTACATTAAATGTAGATACGCTATTCATTAAAGAATTTTTAGTAAGTGGGAAGTTTAATACATCTGCTATTTTTAAAGAAATATTCTCACAAGTACTAAGCGCTAAGAAAATACTAGCATCCTGAATATGTTTAGTAGCTACGTTTGATGCATTAGCTGCCATTTTTTGCAGTCCAACCAATGAATCAGCAGAAGGTAAAGATCCATCTCTTGCTTCATTTAATCCGGTAACATCCCTAATCATTTGCATGTTGTAATTATATGCAGTAATAAGAGATTGTATTTTGCCCATGCCATTAGAGGAACTTAATTCCTGAATAGGAACTTTACCTCTATTCATATCTCCATCTTGAGTAAGAGATCTACCTACAACAGAACCTGTTTGAAAATACATGTTTAGCGCTTCCGCTGGATTGTAGTTTGTTCCGTTACCTAAATCAACCTCAGCTAAACCGTCCATATCTAAAAAGATACCATCAGGAACCATTCTAGACAATACTTGTTGTATTTTTAAATGAGTCAGCTGTATTACATCCGCAAACCCTATACATTTACTTATTAAAGATTGTATTTTACCTTTATACATTCTTGGAGCGCATAAAGAATAGCTCATTTCTACACGAGTAGTGTCAGCCATTGGTCGTGTCATATTTTCTGACATTTCCCATTTAAGCATTGTATCTGTTCCAATTATCTTAGCCCCTTCGTATAATACTTCTATAGACCTTGAAACTCTTTCAAAGTTATCATTAGGTGGTGGATTAAATTGATCAGTTTTTTCAATTGCTTTTTCTAAGCCTGAATCTGTTTTCTTTATTTTAAAAACTTGGTCAGTGTATGTTTTATATTCAAAATATAAAACTTGTACAGTATTATAATCGTAGCTTTCAAACCCACGAATCATTCTTCTATCTCCAGACATCTTCTGAATTCTTTCTAATTCTTTATCAGATATGTTGGGAAATTCTTTTTTGAGCTCTGGTATAGTTATAGATTTAACTTCTCCTACATAATATATATCATCAAAGTGAGGATCTTCCGTATAAGACCAAACACAATAAGCGGGATCCACATAGTCAACAACAATGCCTTCAGCAGGATTAAACGATGTTTTAGTTATACCTATACCTATATTAACCAAATCTTGGTTTACCCTAGATTTAGTTAAATCAAATTCATTAGTTGCTAAAACAGTGCTAATAGCTTCTTCCTCGGCAACCTCGATAGCTTGCTTATAACTAAGCTGCATGTGCAGATCTCTCTCCTCTAAAGATTCTGGTAAATTGTCGGGGGATATGTTAGAACGACTTAAGTTTACATTAACAACCTCGGAAGCTTGAGCTTGCTCATTTTTAGTTAGCATATCAAATAACAAGTCTTCTGCAAAGTCTGTTCTTTTCTTTAAAGATTCAGGGTCTTGAGCGTAAGAAGTTAAGTCGTATTGTTTTTGGGTTATGCCATTAGCAACTATGTTAGAAAACTTAGATAATATAGGAACTGGTTTCCAGTCTAAATTAAGATAAGACAAATCCCCATTAATAGCTAGTTCATCTTTGTACTTTTGCACACTTTGTTCTCCTCTAGCGTATAATCGCAGGTTATGGAAATTATTCCAATTTGTAGCATAACGGTTCGAACCACTTCCTCCGTAATTAAACCATTCTTGCTCAATAGCTCTACTAACTTGAAGACCGTATTCCCACGTTGCTTTCTCAGCATCACTTACAACCTGATCTGGAAATGAGCTATTAGTATTTGTGCTTATATTCATTTATTATATTATTTTTGAAGTAGTTCCCTCGTTATTATACCTTTTAAACCCTAAAGAGTATGATTTAGTTTTTGTTATTCCTTTAGGACTATACCTATGTTTATTACAAGCCATTAAAGCTAGTCCAGAGCTTATAGATGCATCATGCTTAGTCCTATTATTTATATCAAACTTAGCCCAATCTTCTAAAGTTCTTTGTAGATACATGTCTCCGTATCCATCTTTCTTTTCCCCTATAAAATCTTCTATATACGTTTCAATAGCTGAAGCGTGTGCTTGTTTTATATCTTCACTTGAATTAGGTATTCCGCCTACTTCTCTTTCAGCTATAGATAATTTATTATATGTTTTATCTGGTCGGTTTATACTGAAGCCTCTATATCCTCTACGTTTTAAATAATAAAGCAATCTAGGTTTGTTATTTTCCGCTAGCAAAGGCATTCCATAAAACACACAAGCCATTAGCACATCTTCAAAAAACATTTCAGCCGTTGACGGTCTTGCGATATACTCAAGAAAAAAATGATTAGGAGGAGCGTCCTCCATTGAAAACTTTGTTAATCCATGAAGCGATCCGTTAGATCCGCCGCCACCAATAACGCCGCTAATATCATAGCTATCACATCCAAAAGCTCCCATGTGTTCATTACCAGGATATTTAACGCCATTTTTTATTATTAAGTTATTTTGTTGTTCTTGGTCTGGAACCCACGTTATAAAAAATCTACCATTTTTATTTGGGTAAAATATTACTCTAGTATCTTTAACCCCGTTTTCCCACTGAAAGTTACCTTGAGTAACCATAGCGGAGTTCTTTAATTCTTCATTGTAATCTATCTGCTGATAAATTTTTGTAAGATTAAATATAGATTGTTTAGCTTCATCTCTAAAAGCATGTTGTTCCGTACGAGGGAACTGTCTATAGTATTCGTTCAAAGCATCGGCATCATCCTTTAATCCTTCAACTTCATTTTCCCAATGTTGTATAACGCCCTCTGTAATAAGATTACCTTGAGGATCTAATGTTTCTTTTTTTGGAGTATCAAACACAGGATAGCCATACTGATCAATAAAACCCTCATAATTCCATTCCATAGGAATAAACAGTTTGTATAAACCAGTTTTAGTTTGTCCATTTTTATTTCTTGCCAACGCGTCTGATCCGTCATATAACTTTTTAAAGTTTTTGCCTCCTTTATCTAAAGCATTTGATGTTGAGCCCATCATACACTTACCTATAATTCTACTACCTAATCTTAAACAAGTCTTTGTTACTCGCCAGTTGTTAAGTATATTAGTTGGCTTTTCCCATTTACCTGATTCATCATGAACCAATAGTTTTAATTTTTCACCATCATAACTGTTATCACCTGTGTTTTTCCAGTCAATAGTTGTATCTAATCCATCAAGCTCTTGAGCTGCTTGATTTTCTTCTAGCTTACGTCTTGTAAATTTAGAAGCAGGTACTCTGTATGCTAATTCTGTTTTTGGACGGTCCATACCGTCTTGTATTGGTTTAAAGAAAAAAGGATAGTTTACCGAGATCGGTACAACCTTATCTGTAAACATTTTCTTGGCATCAGCCCCGGATTTGGATAATATGCCGAATCTAGAATCTGATGATATCGTAGCTGAATTAACTGTTTCTCCCGACGACATGAATGAAAATCCAGAGCGTCGATTTTTAAGGTAGCAAATACCGTACGATCTTGAATCCGCTTTGCAGGCTTCCCAGAATATGTAGAATAATCTGTTCGATTCCCTAAAGTCTGGTAACCCGACATCAATTTTAGACCACTGCAGGTACATGTAATGAGTACCAGTAATGTAAGTAGGCTTACCTTTATTAATAAACCAAAAACCTTTTTCACGTCTTTCAAATTCTTCATCTATATATGGATGCCACTGTTCTTTAAAACTATTTGGATAAGCGTTCCAATCTTGAACACTTTTAATTTTTTTTAATGCCTTAGGATATTCTGTAGCTTTCCATTTGCTATCACCTAGGTCTTTTGCGTCTTCTGCTTTAGGTAGCGCAATCATTACACCACTTATTTCATAAATCTCCCCAATCTTGCCTGTTTTACTAATTACAATAGTATCATACTCAGCGTTGTATCCATATTCCCATTTAGAATATCTATTCTTTTTTTTAATAATAGCTGGTTTAATATGATCTTTTACAACTCTATATAAAGTTTGTTCGTATGCCATTACTTAGATCTCCCTTCTGCAAAACCTTTAAACGCAGGCTTGTTTGCTTTATTGTTTGATTCTGCAATCATACTCTCCTCCTCTTGAATTTTACTTAATATTTCAAAGGCATCAAATATACAAAGCTTTTTAGTAGCGGCAGCATTTTTAAGTCTGTCAGCAGATATATCTTCTTCTGAGTCAACGATCTTTTCTTTTGCTACCTTTACTAATTCTTTAATTGCTTCCCGCCCAGCGGCTATTATATTCTTCTTCGTTTCTATCGAGTTCATACTTTATAACAATATCATTTGATTTCATACAGTACATAATCTGGTCATCTATAACAAATTCCCATTCGCTATTAGGTGTAAAACCAATTATGTCCCCTGGATTGATTCCAGCGCGTTCTAAGGACTTATTACCTATTTTTAGTATACCAATAAGGCTAGCTGTTTTATCGCTGCTAAAAGGGTCTTTATTTTTGACCGGAGCAACAAAGCATCTATCGCCGAATGATTTCCAGTTCTTTTTATTTTTGTACAAATATATTTGATCTATTGCGCACATAAAAAGACCGTCTTTAAGAAACGATCTACTATTTTTTTTAAGTCCTTTCATATCATAAAAAACTCTAAACACATTATGATGAACGACTATTAAATCACCTTTTTTTATTGGCGTTGCAAACGCAGCAGGGGTTTCAATAACCTCAGCTATATTGTTAACGTGTTTAAAACTTTCTATAGAAGTGTTGGTTATAAGGTCCACTTCCCCAACCTTAACCTGATTATCATATCTTTGCCCTACAGGCTTTATGATAAAATCGTATATACTTCTCATTAGTACTCCAAGTCATACTCAACGGATATTGCCATGTTAGAATTAAACTTCTTCCATGGCATTATCTCGTCTTCTTTTTTTATAAATATATTATAAGAATTATCAGACTCTTCAAATATTATATGAGAAATTTCATGCCCACCGTAAACTGTCTGCTTAACAGAGTAATGCATTGCTTCGTTCTTGTAGTCGGCACCTATACTGATCTTTCTTATAATATTGCTCATAACCCTACTCTTTGTCTGCTGGCTCTACTTTGTCGTAAGTACCATCAGTTAGATTAATATTAATAGGGCCATATTCATCTTCTATGGATTTTTTAAAATCCTCCATGTCTTTTTCAAGCATGTTTATCTGATAAATTGCTTTTGCTTTTTCAACCTCTAGTCCTCCAATATGAGCACAATACCTTTGCAAATCACTTTGCAACGCTTGCACTTTTTCTAATTGTTCTTTACTAATTGATTGTTGTGTTGATTCCATTGTTTTTACTTTACTCATTTTTATTTAATTTAATTGATATTAAATAGCCCTACAAACTTTAATTTATAGTGCTATTATAAATTATTATGCGAATGTCGCAGTTCTAAAATACATTTGTTTAGGTGCCGCAGCATTATCAACTCCTACATTAACTGTAGCAACTACTCCTCCTGGATTAGCAGTCATTGCAGATCTTACTGCAGATACTAGTGGGTTAGCATTACCTGATGTCAACGTTGGATTAACCGCAGCTGAAATACTAGTAGATACAGCTAAAGTTAAAGTTTTGTAACCAGCTTCAGAATTTCTTCCAGTTAAACCTATTACTAAGGTTTTAGCATTTGCTCCTGTTGCTCCAGTTGCAGTTACTTTTGTGATGTCTTCAACATTTACTAAGATACCTTCGGTTGGTCCTAGTGGCTGTACAGCTGCTGAATTTTTTACGTTAAATTTAATGAATTTTGCCATTTTGTTTTTGTTTTTGTTTATGTTTATGTTTATGTTTATTTAGGTTTATACAGTCCTATCTGTTATTTTCTCATGTGCTTGTGAATAGGGTGTCCACCCTTCTTAGCCATATCTGTTCTGTGGATAGCGCCTTTAGCGTCGTATATTAGCTCACGGTCGTGAATCATCGTTTGTTTTGCTTTTTTATCACCTGCTTTATACTTTTTGTCAGCTCGGTGAAGTTGTCCTTTTGCATCATAAATTAATTCTCTTTCATGCATCATTTTTTTGTCGTACTTGTTCATGGTTTTGTTTGTGTTTATGGTTATTATTTTTCTTTAGTTTTTCCGTATTCTCTTAGCGTAAAGTAACCTCCAATTACGGTAACCCCCATTGTCATTAATAAAGGCAAATAAGCTTCAGCTAAAGGTCTACCCCACTGTGAAGTTATAATTACTATGTCTATCAAGAATGTAAAGTTAGCAACAACTAAAGGTCTTATATTCCTAGCCAACCAACTTCCATATTTCATATCGTACTCCCAACGCTTACTTATTTCAACCTCACGTTTGGATATTTCTTGTTCTACTACAATATCCTTTTCAAGCTCTTTTAGTAATACATCTTTATCTTCTGTAGATATACTTGAGCTACCTCTTATTGCGTCGCTAAGTTTATTAAACCCTTCCGCTCCGGTAAGAGTACCAACTATATTAAGTATATCAGGCGTAACCCCTGCTATAGTTCTCAAGGCGTTACCTACAAATGTACCGTTTCCGCCGTTTTTTCTTAAGTTAGGATTATCACTCATTTCTTTCTTCTTTTTAACGAGGAAGTTCTTTTACCCATACCTGTTCTTTTCTTTTCTGCCACCGCCTTTTTCTTTTCAGCCGGAGACATTTCTTTCCAGGTTTTTGGAGTTTTTGAACTTACTCTTTTAGAGGGTCTGCACTTTTTGGTTTTTTTGTTTTTTGCAGATCCGCAAACATTACCTTTTTCGTCTGTCCACTTTTCTTTAAACCATCTTTTTAGCGCAGCTCCTTCTTTTGTTTTACGAACAGCCATTACTTTTTACCTTTATTCTTACGGCACTTTGCAATTGCACCACTAGCGTATGCAGAGGGAAATACTTTATAACTTCCTTTTACTTTGTAATAACAAGCATCTTTATTTGTTTTCTTTTTCATCTTCTACCTGGATTAGTTATTCTAAATGCGGGTTTTGCATCCCAGCCGTTTCTTCCTTTTGAACCTTTTGTTCCTTTAACAGAAGGTTTCATATATTTGCTAAGGCAACCGCAATTTTTTTTATTTTTCATATTAACAATTCCATTTTCTTCGCGCAGCTAATCCTCTTTCTGACGTCCAGCCTTTGGATCTAGCGCAAAATGATTTACGTCTTTTAGCAGCTTTGCTACCTTTCTTTAGTTTGGAAGGCGGCGTAGTTACAGCAGTTTTTAATTTACTACCAGGATTATCTTTACGATATTTAGCTACTCCTTTAGCGGTCATACCTCCTCCTGCTTTTTTACCTGTGCCTTTACCTTTTTTTACTTTAGCGTAGTTGCCTTCTGATTTTTTACGTGATGGTGCTTTACCCCTTTTTTTAGGCACTGCTTTTTTCTTGACTGCCATTATTCTGATGTTTTATCCCAACGGGCTTTAGTTTTTCTTATATCGTAATGTACGAAAGTATTATACAATCCTAATCCGCCTTCAGATATGTGTCCGTGTTCAATTAGGTTTGCTATAGTATCAAATACTTCTTTAGGAGACATATCATTTACTTGAATGTCACAAGCTTTGCCTAATATATGCTGGGAGTTAGGCACGCCTCCTACTTCCTTGTTGTGCTTTGGACACCGGTAAGCATTTGTCAAAATCATTGGCTTTCTTATAAAATCTCTAATAACTTGTAAGTTGCCTGCAAGTTTAGTTATTTCTGTTAATACCTCTTCAGGCATTTCACAACCACATTTGCACTCAAACTCCGACTTGTTAAAGTTTTTAGTAAGATTCATTGTATCGCCCTTTTTTAGCGCACTCTGTAATCGGCTTAGATTCGTAACTGCTAGGGTATTTTAGTATTTGCATACCATTAATTCCTGATGAAGAACCTTTTCCGTGAGGTCTTCCGATTTGGCTTAAGGGTCCATCCCATAAAGCGCTGTCGCCTATTTGCCCAGAGTTTTTACCCGGAGGAGTAGGGTTTGTTTTTTTTGTATATTCCATATCGTTTATTAATTATCTTCTGTTAAATATATTAGGATCAATAGATCTATTTCTTGCGTCTTGAGAGCCGTACATAACTTCCCCTGCGGCAATAGCTTCTGGTCTCATTGAAGAGGGAGCACCTCCACCTTCTAAAGCAGCTACTCTAGCCTCTAAATCTGATGCATTTGAGTCCATTGCATTACCCGCAACTTCACCTTGCATTTCTTGTTTACGTGCTTGAGCTTGAGCTAAAGCTTTTATTGCTGGGTTATCCGCAAAAGCGCTTCCCATTGCTCCAAATCCTGATACTATTCCTGCCATAATTATCTTGTTTTATCTTTATTAATTTTTTCTATAGCAGTGGCTAAAGTTTTATCACTGTAAGAAATTCGTTTCATTGCTGGATTGCGTCTTTTAGAAGTTGGTATATCTTCCTTGCCGAGCATTATCCTATAAATCTGTTGTATTATATTTTTTGTTCTAAAACTGATTTCGTATATACTATAAGTTTTATCAGCCCCGTTGTATCCTCTCCATTTAACTATCCAGCCTTCTTTAAGCAACCTATTCCATCTTCTATTATCCCAAGAATAAATAAGTATACCATCTTCAAAATCTTTTCTTGTAAACTTACCTAAACAATCGAAATATATTAAAAGCTCTAAATCAGCATCGGTCAAACCTGTTTTTTTACAAGCCCATCTTCGTATTACTCTATAATGTTTTAACAGTCCTATCTCTTTTAGCTCTTGACCCGTTAACTCTCTCATAAAACAAATACTACATCTTGGGCTTTAATAACATGATAGGTTTCTTTATCTAGCTCTATTTTGTGACCAGCGTGCCTATCATAGTATATAACGTCATCTTTATTTATTCCTGCGCATTCAGATCCTGTAGATACCACAGTGGCTTCTACGTATCTTATATCATCACGGTGTGTTTCAGCCAGGAGTAAACCCCCTTTAGTTTTGGTAACCCCTTCTTTTAATTTTTTTATTATTATGTTTCTACCTATTGCATTCATATTATCCTCTTACGTTAGACATAACACAGTTGGTAGACAAGATAGTCGAAGCAACTGAGGCAGCATTTTTTAATGCCGACTTGGTAACTAATACAGGATCTATAATACCTGCTTTAAACATATTTACTGTTTTGCCAGTCTCAACATTAACACCAAAATCTTTTTTATTTATAGGTTCATATTCTAACCCTGCATTTTTCATAATTGTTTTGCAAGGATAATACAAAGCTTCAATAACTAGTTCTTCGCTAGACGACTTTGGTTTTATACTTCTGATTGCATTAATTAGTGCAACTCCGCCACCGGCAACCACACCTTCTTTTATAGCAGCTTTAGTTGCGCATATTGCATCTTCTACTCTATCTTTCTTTTCATTTAATTCAACCTCAGAATTACCTCCAACCTTTACTATTGCAAGTTTTGCAGCTAGCATAGCTAATCTTTTTTCGAGCTTAACTATTTTGTTGGGATTACTTTCTATAAGTAATTGTTCTTTTATATTTTCAATAATTAACTTAATATCTTCAGACTGGTCTTCAGCTACTTGAAAAACTGTATCTTTAAATGTCGATACCGCTTTTATACAAGTACCTAAACAACTTAAATCAATTAAGTCTAAATCATCACCTAGGTTTTCGCTTACTACGGTAGCACCTGTTAACAAAGCTAGATCATCAAATATTTCTTTTCTATTTACTCCGTGTGTAGGAGCTGGAACTATATTTACTTTTATAGAACCTTTATTCTTATTCATTGCAAGTGCCGCGGCAACCTTAGGATCGACGTCGCCAACTATAAGTAGAGCTAAGTTATTCTTTATAACATGTTCTAATATAGTTTGTATTTGTCTAATTGTATCTATAGCTGAATCTACTAATAATATTTTAGGATTATTTAATTCTGCCGTATTGCTTGCGTGGTTAGTTACAAAATGATTATTTGTAAAACCTTTTTCATATTGTACACCTTCAACTACTTCTATACTTGTATTGCCGTCTTGCGATGTTTCCATCATAACAACACCCGTTAAATCTACCGCTCTATATGCATCTGCAATTAACCTACCGAGTTCCGCGTCATTATTAGTGGATATCGTAGCAACTTCGTCTATCATATCCCCGTTAACCGGTTTAGCTTGCTTTTCTAAGTGCTTTAAAGTTTTATCTACAATATTGTTTATCGCATCTCTTTTTTCCCTACTAGTAAACTTCATAGGTGATTTAGCAAACTCCTTTAGTATCGCATGTGCCAATACTGTAGATGTTGTTGTTCCATCTCCAGCTTCAGCTACCGTTCTTCTAGCTGCTTGCTTAACTAATGACGCTCCCATATTTTCTACAGGATCTAACAATACAGATAACTCTGCAACAGTTACACCATCTTTAGTTATTACCGGTATTCCCTGAGCATCTTCAAAGATTACACATTCACCGCCACCACCCAATGTTGAGGCAACCGCTTCTGTAAGCGTTTCAATACCTTTAAACACTTTTTCTCTACCTTTGTCGCCAAAGCTAAATTGTTTTACTATTTGATTCATTTAATTAGATTTTATTATATAATCACATATAATTTGTAAAAGCTACAATTATATGCTTTATTTATTGCAGCCGAGTCTATTCCTCTTCTTCCGCAGTATTTTCTTTAGGCACTTCCGCACCTCTTGGATAACCATAAAACTGATGTGCAGACGTATCTCCTGGATATACTTCCTTATCCCCAAAATCTAATTCATCTGTACTCATAATATCGTATGCCCAACCTGGATAATAAACAGCTGGCTTTATAACTCTACCTTTTTTATCATAAGTTGCGGGGACTTCTACTACCTTACCAATATTAACAACTGCTTTTGTTCCATTGATATATTTCATATATGTAACACCCTCCTCTGTTACTTCTTCCCAAACATCTTTTTGAATTAAAATGTTTTTTCCTTGTTGTTCAGTATCAAATACTGTTTTATAAATATTCATATTATATTGTTGTTAATTGTTTTAATTGATAATCAGATAATGCCTTGTCAAATAATTGTAGTCCTTTTGTATTTCCGTAAAAATATGCTCCTCCAGTAGCATCTTCAAAACTTATTTGATTTAAAGTATTTTTTGCTGGTACAATAGCAGTTGTATCTGCTCCTATTTCAACCCCATCAATCCATAAAGCAAAATTATTTAATCCATATTTTAAAGCTACCTTGCTATAATTAGTTATATCTGTCATTGTTTTAAATAGGCTAAATTGTGTAGCCCCTCCAACTCTACAAAATACTCCAATTTGATTACCTCCTCCACTTATATATCTAATTATAAATCTATTATTAGCAGTACCATCTGATAACGAAATGTATCTATGATTAGCACCTATTGCCAAAGCACTTATCTCTGCATACAATACTCCCTCCTTGCTATTAATTGTAGGTGTTGCATCTATACAAGTTTCTTGGTTTCTTGTAGCTGATGCTCCAGAGGTTGGGATATACGATGTTGCGTAGGATTGTTGTTCTAATTGACCACCCCAAATGTATACACCTCCACTATCAGTTACTACTAATGAATTATCTGTATCAGCTAAATAGAACGCAATAACACCTCCAGGTGTTGTTGTTGTATATGTAATTTCACACCTATACCATCCATTACCATAATCTTCAATTTTAGCAACATTACCAGTTGCAACTGTACCAATTGTTCCATTAGATAAATTAAAATAAGTTCGTTCTGCCATTGTATTATAAGCCACAATAAAATCCTTATCTTTTTTCTTCGCAAATATGCTCTGTGTATATGTTCCAGATGGTAAACTTAATCCACCTACATATATTGAACCAGCATTAGTTTGTCCAGATTGTTGTTCTAATAATGTTCCATTGTTTAAGCCATTGGGGGAATTTGCTTGATTTGCAGTATCATTAGTTCGAGCATTACTCCAATTACTAAAATCTTCACTATAAGGTATCAAGTTAGTTGACTGTGGTTCAAGTAAAAATGCTTCTACTCCAGTTGAGTAATCTATTCTTGGTGCATCATTACTTGCAGTACTTTGAATTAATCCTTGCTCATTAACAAACGTTGCTTCTGAACCTCTTGCAAAAGTAAACTGCTCTGCAATAGTATCAAAGTCTAAACTAAATGTTGGAAACTCTGGTGTTGGTGCAGTTAGTAATTCTAATTCAGTATCTGTTAATGCTTCTTTCCAAACTGCTA